GATGCCATACTGAGTCATGATCTCCTCTGAGAGAGTAACATCTTTAGGTAAGCCAAACCAAGTGCAAACAAGTCTTGGTTTTAGTTTTCTTGATGCAGATTCGCAACGATGAACAGCCAAGTTTAATTCTGCCAGTGCCTTTTTCACAGGCTTTGGAGCACGTAACCACCAAAGAGTTTTTTGTTGATTTAGTAGGCCATGGTATCGTTCAAAAATGTTGTGCAGGTAGTTTAAACAATCCTGGTCATGCACCGTGGTAAACTCTCGTTCAATGATTGGCTGGTAGTCGTTGATTGTGGCAATACAGCCCTGAATCATTTTTTCTGAGCGAGTAATTTCTTGCTCTTGTGAATCAAATCCGTAGAATCGATCAGGATGATCTATTGGGTACGGGTCCCGGAGGCGCATGCGCTCAAGCCAAAGATCGGCCAGGGGCGTGTTGTGTATTTCAAAGTCTAGGGTATAGTCTGCACCTAAATCTATGTGCAAATATTGTTGGGGCATAATAACAGTATATACTTATCACAACAAGAAGTCAAAAAGACAGGTACCGTTTTACGGGTACCTGCCACAAAGCCCGGGCCGGAGCCAACCAATGCCCGGGATAACCTTGGAGGATTATGCTTTTGAATTGACTGTGGTCTTAAACAAGAAGCCGCACAGGATAGTGATGCCCCAGGCCTGCAACCACGTGACTTCTTTAACAGAAGTCACTGCATCAACCAAACAACCATTCCACAGCATGAACACAGGCCAACTTAGCAAGAAACTCAGTAACAGAACTCCTGCAATAGCAAGCACAACTGTACCGACAAAAACTGCAAATTTTTCCATGTCACGCTCCGTAATACTCTAAACATTTAACTGTGAAGCCAGCCTCACGCTGTTCATCCGCTTCGTACTCGGTATCCACCGAGTACAAGTACAAGTCGCCATCCCATATTTCATACATGTTAGGCTCCTGCGGGTTTCATTACAGTGGTCTCTGCCAGGCGCTTCCAGTTCAACACTGACATCTTGCGCAAGTCTGCAATCTTAAGAGCCATACGCAGACTCATCTCACGCAGACGATTCTGATTCTCGTCCATAAAGTTGATAATGTCGTCATGCACACACTCTTCAAAATCGTAGTCTGCAAACAATATGCCGTCTTTGGCAATCTGCTTGATACGCAGGACCTTGTCACGCATGGTGTCCAGGGTCAAGTCCAAGTAGTGGCATCGGCTTTGCAGTGCATCCAAGTGGTCCCGCAATTTCTGCGAACGCATGGTGTCAAACTTCAAGTTGGTAATAAAAATTACCGAACCCTTGAACTCGAAGCTGTCTGGAATGCCCTCATGGCTCAACACACGGCTTTCGCTCAACCAGGAAATCTTACGCTTCTTGCCGGAGTCCAAGGCACCTTTCAGCAAGTTAAGAGCAACGTCATCCAACAAGATTGAGTCACAGTCGTCAAACACCAACACACAATTGGCATCTGAATACTTGTACAGAGTTTTGTACAGGCCAATGGGACTGGCTGAGCCCTTAACAACCTCGGCCTTAAGGCGTTTGCTGGCCAGCTTGTCAAACAAACAGGCCTTGTCAATTTCTTGCTCCACACCGTAGCTCTTGCCCACACCTGGAGGGCCGCTCACAATCATAGCACGGATGTCGCCACTTACACAGGCCTTTGTCATCTCATGCAGGATGTCAAAACGCTCACGGATACGATCCATGGCTTGCTCGTCGGTCTCTGCCACCACAGTGGGCTTGAACTTTACGGTATTTTCTTGCACGGTTTCTCCTGAAGTATACTCAATGTCTGAAATGTTGTCTACCTTGATACGGATGCTATCAGGGCAGTTGGGAAAGGTACCATCATTTTGCACGGTGACATAGCCACCCTTAGCACCAGTTTGGAACCCGCTCACCAAATTAAACACTTGGTTTTGAACGGCTTTGTTGCGGTAAATGCCGCGAACGATACGAATTGCACTCATGGTTGGCTCCTTAGTGTGCGGTTAAACTTTGCTGTCTATGTGTGTATTATAGCAAATTGGCATTTATTCGTCAACCGGCGCAAACAACGATTGGCCTTGTTGCATAAAAACAACAAATGCTTCCATTGTGCTCTCGCTGTAGAGCATGCGACCATGTTGTTTGATGTCTTGAAGGGTTTCTAACAGGCCCATACCTTGAAACTCTGCTTCTTTTTGTAAGTGTTTGATTGCTGTGGCTATTTGCATTTTGGCTCCTTTTTGCTGTCTATGTGTGTATTATAGCAGATCGAGAATTATTGGTCAATCCCCGCCAAATTGGCGGGTTATGTAGTACTATCGTATACACAATTAAATACCTGGTCTGTAGGCACGTCATGTTGCTCGTAGCCCTGCACCACCATGTCAAGATAGCTTTGGTTGGGCAGGCTGTCCTGGTTGCCGGGTTGCATGAAGTAGCATTCTGCAACAACCACTCCGCCCCGGTGTTCCACTGCAAATTGCCCGCGATTATAGTACCATGGAAAGCCTTCCAGGTTGTCTAGGCTGTTCAAGTGATACTGATCAATGCGCCACAGCACCCCATCCACATAGGAGCCCTGGCAAGGCACTACGTCAGCATGAATAGCAAATCGGAAGGCATGATCAATCAGGCGTGCATGGCCCAGGCTCAGTGCGCCACGACAGCGAGAAGCCATGCCCTCACGATTGGTATTCATTCCATAAGCAAAATATAACATAGCCTAAATTATAGCAAACTTTGATTAATTTGTCAACTCATACAAAAGTACTACATAAATGTATGGAAATTATAGTCAACGAATACTTAACTTGGGAGCGGGCCGAGCAGGCCAGTAACTGTCCAGAACCAATGTCATGCAGTAAATTCTTTCCAGAATGGTGGCGCAATCTTAAAGGCGACATACGAAGTTACTTGCCAGAATCTGGTGATCATGCCAACCACACGGCCAGAATGTGTTTGGGATTACGTGGCATTAGTCAATTAGGGTATACCTTGCCGTTAACTGCTGACATGGATAACTTTTTTCCAGCCAGTGCAACCAAACACTGGAGATACGGTTGGTTGTTGCAAGAAATGTTGCACGGCAGTTGTTGGGCTGAAAAAAACAATGATGAATATGTATGGGGTCAACCCAGAATTGTTGCTTGGCCGTGGCGTGCCAAAATGGCATCGGGCTGGCGCATGATGGTGAATGATTATCCATTGGCCTGGAGCAGAGATTGGCACAACTTTTCAGGTTACGTAGAAGCCAATCATTCGTCAAGTTTGTGGGGGTGGGAGGAAGAAATGGATCCCAACTACAATTACTATAACTTAGAAACTGTGTTGATCATGCGCAACTGTGAAATGAGCATTCCTACAGGCACAGCAGTCTGTAGTTTTGTTCCGGTATATGAGCCTGGATACACTCCCAAACAAAGTCGAGGTTATCCTTTTTAAAATTAACCCGCTGTTGGTTCAAACGGTACAAAACTCCAATCAACATCAAACGTCACAGTCTGCCCATCTAAGATAGCCAAACTCCCGGTGCCCATAGTACCGCCACCGCCTGTATGCCCTGTTATGTCGTAAGGACCAAGTTCTCCATTCCATAATGGATTGCTTACAATCTGAAAATTACCAGGGTCGTACCCGCATATCAATAGGTCATTATTGGCTACTGTTATGGTAAATTTTAGCAAGGTACCAAAATAACTTCCTGGAAGATCTATAGTAACATCTACACTGTCATCCGTGGTGGATCCAGCTACCCAATTTATTGTCGGCGACACTGTTTTATTATACGTTGACACATGCTCAAACGCTGGATTTTCTACGGTGATTGTTACTTCGGCCGGCCGTAAATTTGAAATTTTTGAAGTCTTTCGTGCATGGCATTTGAACGTCATTTCCATTTGCTTTCTCCTACTGTTATTGTTTATTTATTTTCTTAATCCAATCAACAAGTACCTGTTTGTTGTGTTGGCAGATAACTTGGGAATTTTGATACAATTCTAGTTTTTGCGCCGTTGACAGCTTAGCCACACTTTTAATTGTGGAAAACATAGCACTAAACCGGTCTGGGCCGCTTAAATTGTCATAACTTTCGTCCCATAGTGTGTTAAACGTTTGAAATCCAAGATGTTGCATGCCTTTAAGAAATCCTGGAGCAGCATACACAAACTGAGGTTTTTCAGCTACCAAGGTGCGCACAGTTTTTTCACTGGGCGTAAAGGTAAATCCTTCGGTCATGGTTTCAAAAGTTATTTCAAACAGATATTGATTTCTAAAACTCAGCACACTATCAACCAATGTTGCATTGCGATTTTCGCCAGCAACATGTTTGATATATTGATCGCCCACATACACACCATCAACGCTGTTTATCGGAGGTTGTTTCATCCAATCAAGCACCGCATCTAGATCTGGCACAATATCTGGTTGTTTCCAACGACCTATGTGATCATAGTATCGTTCAAGGCGTAGCCAGTTTGGACGATGAGCTGGTTCTGTTTCTTGCATGAGGCTTACTATGCAATCATCTTTTGTTTCAGGCATGTGAGTCATGTGCCATAGACCCAACATTCTCACAGTGGTTTTACGACCCACAAACAATGCCCAAGTTTTTAAATTTTCAAGATCTAGTTCCACAGATGGCACAAGGTATTCTTGAGCACGGTATATCTCATCAGTTATTGCACTAAATCCATTGTAAAACAAATTGACCCAGGGATGATCTTGTGTCATGTTATTTGGAGTAAACACAAAAATCTTTGAGTTGTCTCGTCCTTGTTGTGCGATCAATTGTTCAATACAGTTTCTTAGTCCACTAGCAGAAAAACTCAAACCTTCAAATCTCACATGCACTACCATATAGTGATCCAATGGTACTTCTACAAAATTTTTAACAAATTCATACTGACTTTCCCAGTAGTCTGAACCCACATGCACATACACCAATGACAGTGGCAGTTGATTGTCATCCGGCAACTGCAAGTACCGGTTGATCAATCTATTCATTTGAAAGTGGTTGAAATCTTCAGTCATCTAAATTTTACCAATCGTGAATGTGGCACATAGCAGTCGTCCTGGCTGGTAGGGCACTGACGACAGATCATATGTGGTTGCCCAAAGTTATCGGCAAACTGTTGAATATCTTCTGCACTGCTTTCTAATCCCACACTGCCGTTTGTGTTGTTGTTAAAATATTGATCCCATTGGTCTTTATTAGGTGAACCATAGCGAGCCAGTGCATCCGGCAATAGGGCACTGGTACTGCATTTGTATATTCTTCCGTGATACAACAACGGACAAGTGGTTTGATGACAGTTGGCAAAAGCTGACAAGGGATCAGAATTCCAGGGCCGTGCAGTTTCGTATGTGCCATGGAATGTTTGTGTGAAAATTTCTGGTCGGTTGATCTGAAATCTCAATCCTGTTTCAGTACGCCAACGATCTATACCGTATTCATGCACTGGTTGCCAATCATACGCAGACCATACTCGTTCGATGCTGGTTTCAAGTTCAGGATGATCTAGGTGCGCTGTGATTTTTAGTGTGGCATTACCATCTTGATACAACCAATCAACCACATCCCAGTGTTTGTGCAACAACAACCCATTGGTAGGAAAACGTATCTTGCTGTTGGGAAACATAGATCTTACGTCCCGAAGCAACTGCATGATGTCAGGATATATCAACGGTTCGCCGCCCATAGGTCCTATGTCTTCAATATCAAACTTTTGTTGCCATTGTTCCAGCCAAGATCGAATTTCAGACCAAGGTGTGTATCCACGACTGGGTATGTCACTGTATGTACTGCACCCCTGGCACACAAGGTTACAAACTGAACTCAACATGAGTTCTAAAAATGGTAGTTGAGGTTTCATTTCCAAAAATTTTCTATTATGGGATCTTGAATTTGATGTGGTTTGGGCTGGCCGTGAAATACCAATGCACATGCGTCTGGATCAATGTGTGTGCCAGACCCTGGAGTGTTTTGTTTTCTCAATTGAAAATTCATACCTCCGTCCCAGGCCTGCCAGCGCCAGCTTTGAAAACGTTTTACATCAAAATATCTTTTTTTGTTGTGATCAATGGTGGCATTAATAAAGTCTTGGTCACCTTGCCAGCGACGAATCACAGCGTCATGCCCTTGCCGATTGAACTCGTCCCACACCCAAGAAAACTTAGAAACATTCCACCACATCACACTGCTGTTCATGCTGTTCCATGAAGGACGCTGTAGGTATCTAAAATCTTTGAGAGTCCAAAAGTAATCAGTGTGCAGTTGGGTTATCCACGTCAGGTCTGCAACAATCACACAGTCTAAATCAAAGTACAAAAAATTGTCCAGGTGGTGCGCAGGATTAAACATCTGTATCTTGTACCACCAAGACTTTTTGGGTCCAGCAATTCCTGGCCAATCTTCCAGCACATGTTTTACCATGTGTGGCGGCACTGACCTATCATGCTCTGTAAAAACATGTAACCTTGCACCGCCAGGCATCCAACGATTCAGCATGTTATGCAATCGTTCAACGTAAATCCAATCGTAGCCCGAGCTGTGTATTACACAGGCGCAATCAGTCACTTGATCAGTGCGGGTTCTATTCTTTTTAGCCATGTTCCTGTGCGTATTTCAGTAAGTGTGTACTCAGTGTGGCAGATCTCTACCAGCCACTGATCTCGATTGATATCGTAAGACTTTTCTATGTTGACCAGGCTCATGCCTACAGGGGCTGCCAAACTGCTCCCATGCACAATGGGTCTACATCCTGCAATAGCTGCCTGCACACCAGGTCCTGAATTGTGGTTGACCACTGCATGATAGTTAAAACGCATGTCAAAGCTGTCATAGGTGCCAGCAACTGGACGAGGTTGTTCCACTGTGACATCAGGTGGCAACTGACTCAAGTTCAGTCGATTGCGTGGATGTGGGCGTATACTGATGGGCCGATCAGTGTGCTGTCTTACCAATTTAATTTGATCTAATACCCATTGTGTCATGTCCATACCAGCGACTTGTAAACTACGAGCATGTTGGGCAGCAATAACCACATTGGGACTGGAGTTAAAAGTTATGGCCTGGCTGACATTCAGTGTGCGTGGTCGGTCCCAATCTAAATTTTCTTCGTGTCCGTAGTATCCATCTCTTGTGATATTGTTTACTGCTATCTTCCAAGTTTGCCCACGATACAGCGCACCAATTTCCAAAACAATTACTGGTTTGTTTTGACTGCGATAGTGTTCGTATACTGCTTGATTTGGTGCCATACGTCCTGCCCAAAGCACTGACCAAATCACAGCCGCATCAGCAGTCATTGAATTTTCTTGTGTTTGTATACCACATGATTGCAAAAGATCCAAGACAGCTGACATAACAGGCCTACTGTTTTGGGCACATTGAGAAGGAAAATAGGCTATGTTATTGATCATAAGTATGTGAGATGAAATACACTGTAATTACCACGTTTAATGCGGACGGTTACGCAAAGTACGGCCAGCGCATGATACAAACATTTTTGCAAAACTGGCCAGTTGATCTGGTTGTGTATGCAGAAGGGTGCATGATAAATGAAACAGCACCCAACCTTGAAACACGTGATATTGATGTAGTCACTGAACTCACTGCATTCAAACAACAATGGCTGGGTGTGCCCAAAGCCAATGGAGATGTCAGTGCAGATCCTGTTAGATCAAAACGTAAGGATTCAGGAAAAGGATTTAAGTGGGACGCTGTGAGATTTGCTCACAAGGTCTACAGCATTTTCCATTGTGCAAAAAACACACAGACTGATTGGCTGATTTGGATGGATGCAGACACAGTGTGTCATAGTGCAATCACTCATGCTGATTTGGCAAGATTATGTCCAGATGCTGTGGACCTTTGTTTCTTAGGTCGGCGTGGAAAATTCAGCGAGTGCGGACTGTATGCTATGAATCTTAAAAGCCTCCGCACAAGAGATTTTTTAACGCAGTTTCAACAATACTACAACAATGCAGAGCAAGGTATTTTTACATTGGCAGAATGGCACGACTCGTTTGTGTTTGATGCAGTAAGAAGTCACTTGCCACTGATAGAACTTGATTGGTCAAGTCACTTGATCACAGGCGAAGGTCATCCACTCATTAACTCAGAGTGGGGCGCCTGGCTAGATCATCTCAAAGGCAAGCGCAAGACCACAGGACGCAGTCCTGCTAGTGACCTAAAAGTCCCAAGAACAGAGGCATATTGGCAATGAACTGGATCTACCTTAACAAAAATAACGAAGACCAATACATAGAAATGTTTGCACATGGCAGTCAACGTAGCACTACTCAGTTGGAAACGTGGAACTATGATGACAGCAATGATCCTATTGTGTTGCGCGGTATTATGAAACACAAGATATTCAAACGCTGCTGGGAAGATAACAGACCGTTTAGATATATGGATACAGGATACTTTGGTAACAGAGCAAATTTTCGAAATCCACATGGTGTAAAAATGTGGCATCGAATAGTGGACAACAATTTGCAACACGGAAAAATTATTTCACGCCCTGATGATAGATGGAAACAGTTTAACATCAACATCAATCCTCGTCACACAGGTCGCAACATTGTGATTGTGATGCCTGAAGATAAACCTTGTATTGTGTATGGTACCACAGCTCAACAATGGTTAGATGAAACTTTGGCAACAGTTAAACAACACACAGATAGACCTATTGTGGTACGTGAACGAAATAAAAATCGACAGGTCAGAGAAGCTGTACCATTTACCAGTTTGTTAAAAGATGCACATGCTGTAATTGTATATAATAGTATTGCAGCCACAGAATCAGTGTTGGGAGGAGTACCGGCGTTTGTTTGTGCTCCAAGCAATGCAGCAGATCCGGTTGCCAACAGAGATCTTGCTAAAATTGAAGATCCTTGGTTTCCAGATTTGGATCTAGTGCGTGCATGGGCGTGTCATCTGGCTTATGGTCAATTCCACAATCGAGAACTTAGAGATGGCACAGCCGCAAGGATATTAGACAAAAACAAGGAGTTAAGTTATGCATGAACATTATGGTTGGTACTTTCCCAACTTTGAAACACACTTTCCCAAGATGCTAAAGAAAAGCGTTGACAAAGGACTACCACCAGAATACCAAATTGCTGTACGCCGCCGCAGTATTGGGCTGTGCGCCAAACGCAGAACTGCACTAGACATTGGTGCCAATGTGGGATTATGGAGTCGAGACCTAGTAGATAATTTTGCCAAGGTCGTTGCGTTTGAGCCTGTGGCTATCTTTAGAGAATGCTTGGAAAAGAACGTGACAGGTGCTAACTTTTTTATCAGTCCACTGGCCCTGGGCGATCACGATACTCAAGCCACCATGATCATTACAGAAGGCAACAGTGGTCACAGTCACTTGGATCCAGCCACATTAGGTACTGGCGATGTGCAAGTGGTAAAACTTGATAACCTAAACATGGAAGATGTAGACTATATAAAGATAGACTGCGAAGGCTATGAATATCGTGTGTTGCAAGGTGCAGAACAAACTGTAAAACGTTGTAGGCCTATCATGGTGATAGAACAAAAGCCACATGATGCCTACAGCAAAGACTATGGACAATTTGCTGCCATAGAGTTGCTAGAATCATGGGGCATGATCAAGCTAGATCAAATTAGAGATGATTGGATTATGGGATGGAACTAAACACAATTGAAAACCCTGATAAGGGTGCCGAGGATTCTGCAGCCTGGGCTGTTAAATGGACCAAGGATAGATATATTGCCAAACACCGAGCAAGTTTTGAGATAGTGGATGCTTATCTCAATCAACCCGTTGGGCGATTGCTGGACATTGGATGTGGCTTTGCTTGGCAAAGCCGCTGGTTTAATGAAAAATACGGTACAGAGCTTTGGTTGTTGGATGGAGATGCCAGCACCAATGCTACCAAATCTGAAACTGCCAGTTACGGCAACTGGAATACAGATCCCAACCAATTAAAATTTTATCACACATTTGATTTTTTAAATTCAAAACTACAAGAACTTGGCACAAAGAACTATCAACTGATTGATGCAAACAACATCAACATCCCCAGTGATGTTAAGTTTGATGTTATTACGTCATGGCTCAGTTGTGGACATCACTATCCTGTAAAAACTTACATAGAGTTGATGAAGAAACATTCACATGAAAACACTAGAATTATTTTAGACATTAGATGCAAGGGCACAGCCACAAACTACATTGGGGTGGATGGATTTGAAGTTGTAAATGTTGTAAGTAACGCAGGTGGCAAAAAACGAGCCACTGTGGAAATAAAGTTGTTATGAGTCCGTATTACTTAGAGTCAGTTCAGCAAGGCGCAGAGTTCCAAAAAAACAACAAAAGCTGGGCTGGCTACGATGTAGTCAAGTATCAAATGAAAATCAAAGATTTGGTTGTTCGATACCGTGCCAAAACTATCTTGGATTATGGTTGCGGCAAAGGATTACAGTACAAAGAGCCGTTGCCTTACGCAGGCGAAGATAATTGGCAAACATTTAATGAGTACCTGGGTGTTACTGTTTACAAATATGACCCGTGTGTTCCTGAGCACTCTACGTTGCCGCCAGTTGGTACAAAGTTTGATGGTGTTATCTGCACACAAGTGCTAAACAGCATACCAGATGATGACATGCCGTGGGTACGTGATTTGTTAGAAAACTATGCAACAAAGTTTTGTTTTGTTGGGCTAAACTTTCAACGAGAAGCCAAAGGCAAAAAGACCATGTATAATCCTGAATACTTCAAACTACCTAGAACTAGAGAGTTCTTCCGCAGTTACTTTACAGACTGGAAGGGTAGTGATTTGTTTTGGTGGTGGAAAGACCGCTTACGCTATCCTGAATGGATGGATGATCAATTGAATGGCACATGGAAAGATGTGCCAGACACCTTTGAAAGCAAATACAAATACGTAGAGGTAAACCACAGATGACCATAATTAATCTTGACTATCAAGCACAATTGTCTGAAATGCACAGCAAAGGACAATTTGTTCGTGGTGGCAAATTATTAAAATCCCTAAATCCATTTTTAAAACAATACCAGCCTACAAGTGTGCTAGACTACGGATGCGGGCATGGGGGGTTGATGGCCGCATTAAAAGAAGCATACCCAACCATGCAGGTAGAAGGGTACGATCCAGGCAATCCCGAACATAATCGTATGCCGAAACGATCTTTTGATGCAGTGATCAGCGGTGACGTATTTGAACACATTGAGCCAGAACATTTAGATGCTACACTACAATTGATCAGCAGCAAAATATTGCGTTGTGGATGGTTTAGAATTGCCTGCTACCCAGCAAAAAAACATTTGCCCGACGGTCGTAATGCACACCTTATCATTGAGTCTCCTGATTGGTGGCGCACTAAGATATTGTCTAACATGCAGGTAAGCATTGTTCACGAACATGTTATTGTTGTTGACAAAAGTCATAAATGGCCCGGCATTGTTGGCCAAAACTATGACGTTGTTGTTACAAAACTCTAACGCAGATACGGTAAAAACTTTTGATAGATTAGTCCTGCACGGCCATCTGCATCCGACCAGTGTGCTGCCGCAAGATCATTGAGCCATTGTGATCTATCAAAGGCCTGCGGAGACTCTAGGTTGGCAATGTTCTTATTGGCTACTGACCAACTCACACAGCTCTGATCGTCAACAAACACTGGAATGTTAGCACACACAGCAGCCACACTGGCTGAACTGTTAAAAAACACAGCAGCATGAGCATTTTGTAAATCTTGCAACAACGAACTTTTTGTTGGATCTACCACTGTTACTCTAGGTATATTTCGAAACTTTCTAAAGTCTTGCAAACGATAAGCGCCTGGATGTGGTCTTACCACTATTGGCCGTTTGGTATATTCTTTGATCAGCGTAATTTTGTTTTCTAGCCATCGAATGGGATCCAATGTTTTCATTGCAAATCCGCCGTCTCTCTGCATGCAGATCAATACATGGCCATTGGGTTTGACAACTGGCGCTTCAATCAGTGGCACATTGATAGTGTTACGAATTTCATTCCACTTGGTAGCATCACTATTACCATTGGCATACTCTGCACGATCATAAAATGGGCCGCCGATGCTGTATCTCAAATAAGTTCCTTGATCATCCAGATATTTCCAACAACTGGCATCAATGCACATTGTTTTCAACCCTTGACGTTGCTGTTCAGCAATGATTTGTTTACGTAAGGCTATATTTGGACCGCCAGTATTGGTGGTTGCCCATCCCAACATCACAGCCAATCTACTGGGTGTGTATTTGTGATCCCACTCTACTACCACATTGCCGCCTGAGTTTTTAACTCCGGCAGCAAAACTTTCCAAGCATTCAATTTTCCTTGAATGTTTGCGAGGATTGGCAACAGAACTAATGTATACTACTGCATCAATGGTCATTTAGAATCCGCCAGGCAGTGCCGTCACGCATTTCTACTTCAGTAAACTGGCAATAGGCAATATGTCTTGCCCAGGCTGCAACTTCGTCCAGTGTGGGTATTTTTGGATTTTCAATTTCTGATAATGATTGACTGCATAATGCAGCGGCTGCATTAGGTCCTAGTGTGATGGCTGGTTTGCCCAGCAACAACGCCTCGCCTGCTGCAATGCTGGAAAATGTGACCAAACAATGCACATCTTGTGCTAGAGCCATTTCCATGGTATCGTCATTTACCCTAGTTGATCGTCCTTGCTTGAGACGAACCACGATTGGACGATCAGTATGTTTTTTTATTTCATCTTGTGTTTGTTGCAACCATTCTTCAAGATTGATATCATATAGGTTTAAAAGTTTTTGACTGGGCGGTGCCAACAAGACGTTGGTTCCTGGTCTAAATTTTGTTAGGCCGACTCCGGTGCGTGCCAATCTGTCACCAGGTCTATCTATAATAGGACCAAAATTTTGCACATCGTTTTTGGTAATCCTGTGATACAGTTTGCGTTTGCCGTTGCCAAAGTATCCTGTATCCATGTAATAAAAATCTCTACCTGCGGTGCGGCACCCTTCCATTTGTTTGCGCTTGGTAATACCACGCAACACTGCCGGAGTCTTGTTGTTTTGTTCTTTTTCCCAGGTTGAAATTTGTCCACCTGTGCCTTGGACAAAACTTTGCAATAGTGGATCGTACATGTGACCTTTTCTTTCGTATCTGTATTCACTATCCAGTGCCACAATCTGATTGACTGGTACAGCCGCCAATTGTTGTTGCAACTTTTCTAGAGTAATACCATAATACACACCCTCGGGGTCCACACGATATTTCAATATGTTTTTAAATATTTCTTGAATCTCAGGGACTGTTTGATCTAACACATGTGGATCAGACAGCGGTGGCAGAATATATGTTGATTCGTCTTCTTGTTCCCAATCTGTCATTCTGGCAACCTTTGTTGACAATAATCAGTGAGCATGCGTTCTCGATGCCACTCGTTGCCTTGTGGCGTATCAGCAAACTCGTGAAAGCATGGAGTGCCCAAGGTATAATGCAAGAGCTTGGCGTCGGGGTTTGGCCCGTATTCATCGGGCAACCAATTCCATTCTGGTGGTAGTTCACCAATGCGTTCATCAAGTAACCATGAAAAGCGATGTAGTTCAGCGCCCGTAGCTTTTTGCACAAATTCAGATGTGAGTTTTCTATTGGGATGACTGTTACAATTCCACAGTATCACACTTGACCAGTTCTTGCGTGGATAATCTTCGTTCTTGGCGCCAAGATACTTTTCGGTCATACGTGTTTTGTAATCGTGCTTGACTACCATAACATCCTTGTAAGAATCTCGCAGTTCCCAAAGTTCCGCAATATCTCCGCGTACAATCATGTCGCCGTCAATGAATATTGCCCAGCCTTCGTATTGCATGAGATGTGGCACAAGGAATCGTGTGTAGATAAAGTGATTGCTGCCGTCTGTGTGTGTTTCACTATAGTCTCGAAACAAGTTCAGTGCCACTGGCACAATGGCCACTGGTTGGCTGCTGTTGCGAATGATTGAATTTACACAGGTATGATATGCAATGGCCTCGCGTGGATCATATCCTACAAAAATTGGAATTGGTTTCATTTGCGTTCAATGTCCTCTTCCACACAATCTTCACCAAACTGTATTTCAATTAGTTTGAGTGGGCGATCTGTTTCGTTACACAGTTGGTGCCATTCATTGCGATTGATCCAAGTAGATTCATGCACAGTCAGGTGATCTTTGACATCTCGGTCTGTGCTGGAATCTAATGTGTACACAGTGGCTTCACCTTCGGCCACAAACCAAAACTCTGATCGTTTGTCATGTCGTTGCATGCTTAGACAGGTCTTAGGGGCAACAGTAAGTTCTTTAAGTTTGGTGTTGGTGCCAACTTCGTGTAGCACACGATAGTACCCCCAGGCACGTGATGTCTTGGGCTTTTTCCACTCTTCGAGAATCCATGAACTGCTATTCTTTTTGTCTTCGCCACCTATGCCAAACACAAATTCTAAATTGGCATCTACCACATCCATTTCGGGAATGTTTTTGTTAGTACGATCACCACCATTGGCAAATACCAACGTTGCGTCAGGGTAGTGTGCTCGAACTTGTTTAATAAATTCTTTAGCCGAGTCATCAGCATCGTCAAATGTGTACACTTCGTCTACCATGGCAAGATTGTTTATAACACACAATCGTTCTGTCCATGGCATGAATGGCCGACCTTTTTTGCGTGTGAGCCATTCGTCTGAATTAAGCCCCACAATCAGCATGTCGCCCAAGGTGCGGGCTGCTTTAAAATAAGCAATGTGTCCAGAGTGTAGCGGATCAAAGCCGCCGGTTACAAGTACAATTTTCATGCAGGTATTTACACCTGGATGTCTTCCATGCCAGCAGTTCTTAGCCGTACAACATGCCCCATTTGCCACTGTTTGGTATCCAGGCCCTTCATGATACCCAGCCAACGATTACGTAGGTATGCTACTTCGTTGATTATGGTTTCATAATCAATCACTTCATCTTCGCCATCTACATACTTTTCAGCATCACGTGACGTAAGCGCACGAGCATAGCCTTCCAGATACTTTTGGAAGTGCTTTCTGCGGATCTTACGCAGTTGGATATTGAGAAAGTTCAACACAGCTTCAATTTCTTGAAGCTGGTTGTATCTAAACTCAGTAATGCCAGGAAGTGCTGTGATGTTTTTTTCAACAATTCCAGCAATGCGGCAGTCTTTTTTAGCGTCAGTTATTTCACGCTCGTAGTGTGCTATAAAATCTGGAATAGCATCAAGATTAGCAACTACTCGACTATACCACATTAATTTTCCCAGTCGTCTTCGTTGGGGTCCTCTTCTTCAGGATCTTCGTCTTCTTCGTCTTCTGAGTAGTCTTTGTCGTTATCAAGATATGCTGTAAGTGCTCGTTTGATATCTGTATCGCCTTTGAAAGCGTTACGGATGTCTTCCACATCACTATCATTATCCATTAGAATCTGAACCACAGTTTCTGCTGCTTCATTGCGGTCAACTGTGTTTACATATCGCTTGAGCTCACTCCAAATTTCTGCTGCCACATGTTCACTCATTCTGCTTCCTCCTCGCCGGTACTTACCTCTTCCTTAATGTTTCCGAAGTCTTTCATCACAGTATCAAGACAATTGTCATCGTTGCGTTCCCATCCTTTGCGGAACTTCTTGATGATTTCACCTTGGCTTGTGGTGAACACCAGGCTGTTGCCTTCTTTCTTGAGCAGGCCTTTTTTCTCAATCAAGTCAGTAAGACCTGAGTATGGGCTCATACCTGTTGTGTAAGGAATCTTAACTTGCACACCTTCAAAAGGTTTGGCATAGCGTGTTTTCATTACTTTGCAACCAGCACGGATGCCCATGACATCAGTAATCTTGTTGCCGTCCTCGTCCTCTTTCAGTTTCATCTTCTTCATGGCCACAACAATTGATGAGGCGTAAATGAAACCTTGACCGCCGCTAATTTTATCGTCTGGGTCAAACATATCCTGGCTTGCGTATGTGTGATTGGTACATACCAATCCCACGTTGTAACTACCAAACATGTTCACACAGTTACGCACCAAGGCGGTGAGAGCTTTGGGTTTACGTCCTAGATCACCCTTCATTTCGCCTGCATCAAACTGGTTCACATCAGTGGGCGTCAACAACATGCCCAAGGAGTCAATCACAAACATGACCTTGGGACGCTCGCCATCTGGCAGGGCCTTGTAGTCACTCATGAATGTGGAGATAGTTTTAGCCACATCATCAATCATGGCCATACTCAACTTGAGTAATTTGCTATCACTAGTGTCAACACCAAGTGCTTTGAGCCAATCTTCATCCAGTGCGTTTTCTGAATCAATCAACACCACAAAGATACCTTGCTCTTGTGCGTTCTTCACAATGTTGCCTGAACAAATATAACTCTTACCTGCACCCGAGTCACCAGCAAACACAGTTACCTTGCCCAGCGGAATGCCACGGTTAAAGTCTCCTGAGATTAGGTAGTTCAGTGCATAGTTGCCTGTTGAGATCCAGTCTGTTGGATCATTAAAACCAATCGATAGGCCGTCGATTGATTTGGTAATTTCCTTACGAAACTTACTTACATCAAATGGTTTTCCCATGTATCACCTGTTATAAAAATAGAAGAACACAAGAGGTTGCCCCCTTGTGTTGATGCAGAGATTACTGCTTGTTTTGACGTGCGCGGATCATGGCCAAGATGTCTTGAGCATTGCCACTTGGCTTGGCCGCTGTGACTGGTGCGGCTGGGGCTGCGGGTTCTTCATCAAATGCATCTTCAGCAACAGGTGCTGCCGGAACGGCAACCTTCAGTGCTGGTTTGGCAGCAGGTGCTGGTGTGTCTTCAGCATCACCGGCAGCGGCGCCACCAGGTGCAGCCACGCCAGCTGGGCGGAAGTATTGACCCCAACGTTCAGTGTCGTATGGCTGTCCATCCACTGATGCTTCAAACATCTCTTTAATGACCTTCAGCTCAACATCGCCAGGGCGCTTGGGCAGGAATGTGCTCAAGTCATGCAAGCTGTGAGTTTCAATTGCAGCCTGTTCAGCTTCTGTAAGTGCTGACTCTTTTCTAGCCCACTTGGAACTGTTGTAGTCAGCAAAGCCACCTTTTTGTGTCTTGGTGATACGGAAGTCCAGGCCACGCATCAAGTCAGTTGGCAATTCTTCCAACTCAGGATCCATCAACGCACCCTTGATTAGGGTGAACAACTGAGGTCCAATGATGAACTTGCGGATGGGATTGTCCGGGGTCTTGTCTTCGGAGATGGGATTCTCACGCACAAAACCTTGGAACAGGTATGAACGTTTTTTCCAGTACTTACGACCCATGTCTTCAAGGCTCTTGTCCTTGAACCAAGTACGAACTTCTGCCAGTACCGGGCAAGCGTCTCCCCACATTTCCACGCAGGGTACTTGTACGAATACTTGTTTTGATTCCATCTCTCCTTTGACGCCATTGAATGGCAATCGGATCATTGCACGTTCGACCCAGAAAAATGTGTTTTTTGTGTTACCGTCAGGTAGGAAGCGTAGTGTGGCCGATTGACCTTCTTCCATGTTCCAGTGTGGATAAATTGCTCGATCGCCTCCACCTTGGTTT